GGAGGTGGTTTAATGCAACTCGTAGCCTATGGCGCCCAAGACGTATACCTTACAGGTAATCCTCAAATTACATTTTTCAAAGTTGTCTACAGAAGACATACTAACTTCGCATGTGAAGCTATTGAACAAACTTTCAATGGTACACCTGCATTCGGTGGAAAAGCCACTGTACCAATTACCAGAAATGGTGATTTAGTAACAAAAATGTGGTTACATACCACACTCAGCAATGCTACAGGAGGTGCTGCTACTCTTAAAAGAGAACCTGGATATGCTATGATTTCATCTGTTGAATTACAAATTGGTGGAACTAAAATCGATAAACATTATGGCCAATGGATGCAATTATGGAGTGACTTATCTAGACCAGCTGATCAAGATACCAATCACAATAATTTAGTTGGAACAGAAGATGCAACTATTGCCAATGGTGCTACATTAGAACTATTTGTACCATTACAATTTTTCTGCTGCAGAAACGACGGTTTAGCTTTACCATTAATTGCTTTACAATACCACGATGTCAGACTTGAATTCGAATTCGCTGCTGCAACTGCTTGTAATGATGTTGCTATTACTATGACTAATACAACTTTATTAGTAAATTATATATACTTAGATAGTGAAGAAAGAAAAAGATTCGCACAAGCATCTCATGAATACTTAATTGAACAATTACAATTCACTGGAGTTGAAACTGCTGTAAATGGTGCTAATAAATTCAGACTTAACTTTAACCACCCAGTTAAAGAATTAGTATGGGTACACAAGGCATTAGCTGCAGAATTGGATGTCCATTTACCAGTAACTGATGCTTTATTACAATTAAATGGACATGATCGTTTCTCTAAACAAAATGGTTTATTCTTCAATGCTGTTCAACCAAATATGCATCACACAAGATCACCAAGTACTAATGTATGCGTATATTCATTTGCCCTTAATCCTGAAGAGCATCAACCATCTGGTACATGCAATTTCTCCAGAATTGATAATGCTACATTATCTGTCACAACTGCTGCTACTGGTGAAACATACATCTATGGTGTAAATTACAATGTATTAAGAGTAATGAGTGGTATGGGTGGTGTCGCATACAGTAATTAAATATCTTATATTATATCTCAAATTATTTATATAGTAATTTGAAATATTAAATTCAATAATTTTTAATCTCTAATAATATATATATAAATTATGGGAGGCGGTTTAATGCAACTCGTAGCCTATGGTGCTCAAGACGTATACCTTACTGGTAATCCTCAAATAACATTTTTCAAAGTTGTCTACAGAAGACATACTAATTTTGCATGTGAAGCAATTGAACAAACTTTCAATGGTACACCTGCATTTGGTGGAAAAGCTACTGTACCAATAACTAGAAATGGTGACTTAGTAACAAATATGTGGTTACATACCACTGTTAACAATACTCATGCCACTGAAACAGCAGATATGCTTAATGAACCTGGCTATTCAATGATCAAATCTGTTGAATTACAAATTGGTGGAACTAAAATCGATAAACATTACGGAAGATGGATGCAATTATGGGGAGATTTAAGCAGACCTGCTAACCAAGATACAAATCATACCGCATTAGTAGGTGACGGGACAACCAGTATTGCTGTTACGAATGGTTCATTGGAATTATTTGTACCATTACAATTCTTCTGTTGCAGAAACGACGGTTTAGCTTTACCATTAATTGCTTTACAATACCATGATGTTAGACTTGAATTTGAATTCGAAGCTGCCACAAGATTTGCTGTGAATGGAACAATTGCAATGAGCAATACTACCTTATTAGTCAATTATATTTACTTAGATTCCGAAGAAAGAAAAAGATTCGCTCAAGCATCTCATGAATACTTAATAGAACAATTACAATTTACTGGTGTTGAATCTGCATCTGCCGTTGCTGGTGCCAATAAATTTAGACTTAACTTTAACCACCCAGTTAAAGAATTAGTCTGGACACACAATACCACAACTAATGAATTAGGTACTCATCATACAGTAACTGATGCTTTATTACAATTAAATGGACATGACCGTTTCTCCAAACAAAATGGCGTATTCTTCAATAGAGTTCAACCAAGCATTCATCACACTAGATCACCAGCTGCTGGTGTTAATGTATATTCATTTGCACTCAATCCAGAAGACCATCAGCCATCTGGCACATGTAATTTCTCCAGAATTGATAATGCCACATTATCTGTCACTACTACTACTGGAAACGATGGAGGTGAAGTATACATCTATGGTGTAAACTATAATGTATTAAGAGTAATGAGTGGTATGGGAGGTGTCGCATACAGTAACTAAATTATATTTCTAATTTTTTATATAAAAATTTGAAATGTAATATTATTAAATTTAAAGTTATATATCATATAAAAATGTCAAGTGAAAATATTAATATTTCAGATGATACAATTGATGTTAATAAATTATCAAATGATGAATTAATAGCATTACGAAAAAAAACCATTCATATTCGATGCGAACATTATAGATTGTATAATGAATTATACAATAATATACAACATATCGAAAGAGTTTTATATAATAAATGTGATCATGAATGGGACGTAGATTATAGTGGATCGAGTCTATATGATGGACCTGATAGAATCTGTAAAAAATGTAATTTATATCAATAATTACAAAATATTAATAATTTTATTTAATTCATTTAATGCATTATCAGAATTACGACTATATTCAATTAGATTCATTTTAGTATATTTGGTTAACTTTTTCAATACATTTATTTTATCTGGAGTATTTATCATATGAAGTTCATTTATCTCAGTACGTGGACCAATAGAAAATATAATTGGTTTATTGTCATATGTAAAATAAACTCCATCATATGACCAATCAAGTGTTAATTGGTATATAATTTTTCCATTCTCTTCATAATACGTATTTGATGCTGCGGGACCTTTAGATAATCTCATCATTATTTATATATAAAATACTTATTATATTTTATATATAAAATATTCAATTTTACAACAGAAATTAATTAGTTTCAATAGCTTTATTTGAACTCTCTTTACTGACTATACTACGATTATTATATAATAATAATTTTATTTCATCCTTGATTATATTAACCACTTTATTATTATCTTTTTTCTGTATATATCGATTAAATTTTTTCATCATCTCAGGATATTCTACACCTTTCTCTAACCATTCTTCTAATTTATATTCAATTATACCCTCATTGTCGTCAATTAAATTTGTAATTTGTTCATCTCTATCTTTACATTCCCATTTATTTCCATCATACATCATTACATACTTATTCTTCAAATTAGAAATATATACATTATGATTCTCAGGTTTATTAGCATCAAAATGAATTTTCTCAATTAAATATGGTATACAAAAATTAGAATGCTTTAAACATTTCAATATATCATTATCTGTTAAATGACTACGATCTGTATCACTATAACTTAACAATTTTATATTATTCTGCACATTAACTGTATTATGACTATTATTAATACCAGCTTTCTTTATTAACTCATCTATCTGATTATCACGTTTTGTTAATTCTTTATCACGTTTTGATAATTCTTTTTTAAAATCATCTATTTGATTACTTTGATTATCTAATTTTTTATTTAATAATTGTACTAACTCCATCATAGATTCTTTTACTTCTTCATCGCGCTTCTTTTCTTTACATATCTTCAAATGTCTATGTAAACTATCATCTCTTGAATATATTTTTTCACAAAATTCACATTTTAATTTACCCTCTTTTTTCTTACTTAAATAATCTTTATAATTTTCACAACTATTAAAGTGATCAAATAAATCATTTTTGGTATAAAAACATTTATTACAATATGTACATTCAGATAAATCTCCTATTTTAATATCTGGTTCATGGACATATACTTTATTTAATTTAAACTCTTTTTTTATAATATCTACTATTTTATTTTTTAGTTCTTCAACATCACATTTAAATATTTCTCTTTTTACATTATATTTTGCTAGATCTATTTTTATTTTATTATCAATTAATTTTATATCTTTACAAGAAATATAATAATGTAATCTGGGTTCATATGTGTTATCACATCTATAAAACTCCATTCTTTTTCTTATATTATTTGTTATACCAATTTTAAAATGGTCACCATTAATATAATCAGTTTGAATTATATAAATATCACCTGCATTTTCATAATCTTTATATATATTCTTTCCAAATGTCTTTTCATCATAATCATAAATATTATTAAATTCTTTTAACATTTTACAACTTTTTTTTAAATGATTTTCTAAATAATCCTTTCTTGCAAAATTTTTATTACAATATTGACAAATTAAATTATTTTTGTTATCAGTCTTAATTTCAAAGCTATCTTCTGAACTTTCTACTGAACTATTATCGTAATCTATATTTTTAACGAAATTTACCGAACTTTTACCGAAGTTTACCGAACTTTTACCGAAGTTTACCGAACTTTCACCGAGATTTAACGAACTTTTTTTTAATTTAATATTTTCTAAATATTCATTATAATTTAATCCATTTAATATTGATTCCTTACATTCATCTAAAATGATATTATTAATTATAGATTTACATGTATTTTTACGTCCAATATGTCGTATAATATTTGATTTGTTATTATTGCTGTATCCGCAACGATAACATGTATAATTTACCATTATATTATACATTATATTACATTTTTTAAATGTATTTTTAATCTTATTTACCTAATTATTTACCTTAATTTACCTTAAATTACCTTAAATTACCTTATATTACCTTATTTTATATTTTTAATTTTTTTAGATTATATTTAGACTATATTAATTAGGTAATATATATATATACACACCTTAAATTACCTGATTTTTTACCTGACAATTGATCGATATTTTCATATGGGGGGGGGGGAAATTCGCATTTCAAAAAAAGCATTTCAGTTTTTTTATTTTAAAAAGTTTGAACTTTTAAAAATGTTAGTTTTTTGGACGGAAAACTAAACACAATATTTAGAGTACGATGCAATCTAAATATGGATGATAAATAAACTTAAAAAAATAGTTTTTTAGATGTTATAAATATAAATTCACAAAAAGTTATATTTTAAATTATGATTATTTTTTAATAATTGTTATCTTTTTTTTTAGTGCTGCTTTAATTAATCCTTTAAACATGGGGTGAGGATTAAATGGATTAGAGTTAAATTCAGGATGGAATTGTCCAGCAATAAAAAATGGATGTTTAGTAATTTTTCCGTTTAATTTGAATTCGTTAATTTCTATAATTTCAGGTAATTTACCATCGGGAGATAATCCTGATATGATCATACCATTAGATTCAAGATGTTTTTTATATTTTATATCAACTTCGTATCTATGACGGTGTCTTTCTTTAAAGGTAGTTTTGTTATAAAGTTTGTAAGCGAGTGTATTTTTTTGAATAGTTGTGTCGTAGCTACCTAATCTGAGAGTTCCGCCTAAATCTTCATTTTCGGAACGTTTTTCAATAACATTATTTTTTTTCCATTCTTTCATTAGGTCAACAACAAATTCATCAGTTAGTTTACCAAATTCGCTAGAGGATGCATTTTTAATATTTAGAACATTTCTAGCAAATTCGATAACAGATAATTGCATGCCGAGACATATTCCCATAAATGGTATTAAATTTTCTCTACAATATTGAATTGCAGATATAATTTCTTCAATTCCGGATGTACCAAAACCTCCAGGTACTAATATACAATCAACAGACTTAATTTTTTCAATAGTATTTTCTTTTGTTCTTGCATTTATCCAGACAATCTCAATTTTAGTTGAATAATACCATGCTGCATGATGTATTGCTTCATTAACAGAATAATAAGAATCTTCTAATTCCACATATTTTCCTACAATTCCAAGTTTAATAACATGTTTTAAATTATTAATTCTTTTATTTAAATCAATCCATTTAGTAAAATTACTTTCTTTAACTTTTAGATTTAATATATTTTTTAATGAATTAATAAGTCCTTCATCTCTATATTTTAATGGTATACTATAAATAGATGGTACGTTCATTGCTGTTATAATATTATCGAATTTTACATTAGAATATAATGCTATTTTTTTTTTAATAGATTCGTTAACTTCGTATTCTGATCGTAAAAATAAAATATCAGGGTGAATGCCAGCAGACATTAATTGTCTTACGGCAACTTGTGTAGGTTTAGTTTTTAATTCTTTAGTTGCTTTATAATAAACTAAATAAGAAATAAGACAAACACATACATCTGATTCTTTTTCTTGTTTTATTTGACGGACAGTTTCTAAAAATGAATTTGCTTCGAAATCACCAGCACTTCCTCCAACTTCGCAAATAATAATATCATATTTATCTGAATCTTCATATATGAAATCTTTAATTGCATTTGTAAAATGTGGTATTAATTGAACTGTCTTTCCTAAGAAATGGCCTTTTCTTTCTTTTTTTAAAAGTTCAAATAATAATTTACCAGCAGATACACTGTTATTTTTTGTTACATTTATTCCACCAATTCTTTCATAATATCCCAAATCCAGATCTGTTTCTCCGCCATCATTTGTAACATATACTTCACCGTGTTCAATAGGATTCATAGTTCCGGGGTCAATATTTAAATATGGGTCCATTTTTTTAATAGTAATATTATTATATCCAATTTCTTTTAAAATAGCGGCAATCGAGCTACTTGTAACGCCTTTGCCTAGTCCGGAGATGACACCTCCTAAAACAAATATATATTTTGTCATAATATAAATAACATATATATTATTTATAATATTAAATGTGTTTTTTATAAACTAAACTGATTCTATCTTCTGTAATTTTAGAATTTTTTATTACTCTATGTTGGTATAATTTTTGACATCCTTCTTTCATGAATATAAGATCACCGGATGAAAAGTCAAAATATGTTTTATCATCATAATTTTCAATAAGACGGAAAACCAATTTTCTGGTAGAACCAAAACTAACTATGACAGAATGTTCATTCCATTCGTCGTATATTTCATCAGAATGATATCTCATACCGATGTTACCATTCTTATAATAATTAATTAATACAGAATCAAATAATTCACCATATTTTTGTTGAATTATTTGTTGAATTATCTTTACAGTTTTTGACATAGGCTGTGATTTCATTATTTTATGCCCATAACTATACAAATGATCATTATCAGATATCCATGCTGTAGAGCGTTCTTCTTTTATTACAATACCGTCTATTTTTATATCATCATTATTAAAATTAATTTCATATTTTAAATCATTAAAATAATCATTAGTTATAAAATTTTTATGAATTCCAAACATTGTTTAGATTTTTAAATATATAAATAAAATAAAAATGAGTTAGTAAATTCAATTTTATTTTATTTATATGTATTTGTATATATAAACACATAAAGATTTATATTTTATATAATTTAATATGAGTACTGAAACTGACTATTTAGTAGATGATATATCAATTAATAATCAATTATGGGCATGTGTATCATTTATTACACCAGAATTGATAAAGGGTTGTGAAAATAGATATATTAATGTAAGAGGTGTATATGGTATGAGAGAGAGGGCAGAGGATAGGTGTAAAGAGCTTCATAAAATAGATTCAACGTATGGAGTTTATGTAGTTGAAGTAGGAAAATGGATTGCTTGGTTAGATGATCAGAAGAGTAATGTTGATGCAAATAGTGAATTAAATAAATTAATGAAGGTTTATAAAAAGGAAAGATCAAGTGCAGATACAAATTATGAAAATAGAAAAGCGAGAATGAAGGAGTCGAATGAGGAGATTCCTGATTTATTAGAACCAGTAGTGGAAGTTAGTAAAGATGCCAAAGATTTAGAAATAAAAGTGGAGAATGAAGTAGTGGGGACAGGAAAGGAGATAAAATATTTAAAAGAGGATGATCCAATTCATAATCAAAAATATTATTGTATTTCATTTTTGACACCAGAGCAATTAGATAATTCGCCAAAAATATTTAATGTGCGTGGTTTTAAAGTGAGGGGTATGTTTGAAAAAGAGGAAGATGCGAAGGCAAGATGTAAAAAGTTATATGAGACTGATCAGAATAATAATATTTTTATAGGAGATATTGGTCATTGGGTAAGTTGGTCAAATAATACAGAAAATGTAACAGATATTGAATATGCGAATAAGGATTTGAATAAGTTAATTAAGGCAACGAGTGAGAATCAAGAGAAGGCGTCTGCACTACTTGCAGAACAGGATAAGAATAATATGATGAAAAAAAGTTTAGAAAATGTAGATGTAGATAAAAATTTAGATGGTATTGTGAGTGAATTAATAGAGGAATCATTTGATGAGGATATAACAACGTCACAAATAGAGAAAACACAAACGGTTGAAAGTTCAGATGATGATGAAGATTTAGATGATGTAACGAGGGAGTTAGAAGAGGCTCAAAAACTTTATGAAAATATGTTAAAAGAACAGAAGAATATCTAAGTTAAAAATATTATATTAAATAAACATAATATTTTTATTAAATAAGATTAAATTTTATTCCATGATATTAGTTCACGATCATAGCATGTATATGCTGTTTTAAATTGCCATAAATCCATATGCATATTATAATAATTTTTATGATATACGTATAATCCAATAAATTCTGGAATATGGAAGTTATAATGTGGGTCAATATTAGGATCTATACCAATAATAGGATCAATATGAATAATATTTTCATATGTTGTATATTTTTCTAATATCATGTCTAATATATGCATATGTTCGTCATTATGTGAATTTTTATTAACAAAATATGTATCAAATATTGTAATACATGGTTTAACTTCAATAATTAAATTTAATTTTTTAATTAAATAAATTGTTATATTTAATTCATTAATTAATTTAGCAGTAGGTGTAGGTGATAATGCATTAAAAATAATAATCTTTTGTA